CAACAAGTGGAAGTTCGACCCTGAGGACGTGAAACGGTTCCACGCCGAAGAGAAGGCGCGGACCGCTGCGCGGCGACTCGCCAAACGAGCAGGGCGATGAAGGCGCGATTTTCGATCCGGAAACGCGGTGAGAACTATTTCGCCAGGTTTCGCGATGCGACCGGGCGGCGCGTGGAAGTTGTTCTCGATACCACGTTGAAGGGCGAAGCCCAGGATCGCGCCTACGAGCTCGCGCACGAGGCGTGGCGAAAGCGCAGGGGCCTCTCCTCGAACGCTTCCGGATTCACGCTCAATCATGGCTGGAAGCTCTTCTCGGAAGCGAAGATGCATCAGCGGTCATTCAAGGACCGGAAGCAAAAGTACGAAGACCACATTAAGAATTTCGTCTCGGCCCCGGGAACGCTCCCGCTTGGCGAGCAAGCCATGGAGGCCATCGACGCTGGTCTAATCGAGCTGCTCATGTCGCGGAAGGTCCAGGACGGCTACTCGCTTAGGCAGGCGGATCACCTTCGCGCCGTGTTTTCGGCGGTGTACAACTTCTGCCTGAAGAAAAAGCGGATGCGCCTGCCAGCAAACCCGGCCGAAGTGGCGGAGCGCCTGCGGATACCGGATCCGATTCCGAAGGTAGTCGCCAAGAGCCTCATTCCGCGGATGCTGGATGCGGCGCCCTGGTGGTCGAAGGGCAGCCACTGGTCGAACGGGGGTTATCCGGTGCGAGCACTGATCGCGACCTACGTCTACCTGGGGGACCGCAAGGGAGAGTCGCTCGGGCTTCGTCCCGAGGATGTGGACTTGGAGAATGGCGTCGTCTTCATTCGCCGAAGTTACGACAACGACACCACGAAGGACGGCAACCCTGCGCCGGTCGGGATTCCCGCAGAGCTCGTCCCGTACCTGGAATGGGCGCTCGAAAATTGTCGCGGGGAGTGGCTCTTCTCGAGGCCCGATGGCTCGATTATGAGCAAGCACACCAAGATCGAAAAATGGATCCGCAAGGCGTTCAGCGACGCCGGGATTGTTGCCGGCTACTGGCATCGATGCGTGTCTCGCGGGCAGCGCAAAGCGTGCGTCGGCGCTGAGGGCAAGCCCATCAAGGAGCGTCGGAAGAGCCCCGAGCGCATCCCATGCCCCAAGTGCAAGCGTCCGATGTGGGTGACACCAATCCCTGTCAGCTACTCTACCAAGGATCTACGCTCGACCCTCGTGACGCACCTCTCGGAGGCCAGCAAGGACATCGACTTGGCCGCGCGCCAGGCTCGGCACGCAGACCGCGAGGTGACCGCCAAGTTCTACAGGCTCGCCAACGTGAAGCACCTGGTCGATGGCGTTCAGGTGCTCCGCTTTAGGGACGGAGATTCTGCCCACAGGTTGCCCCACAATTCACAGGAAAATACCCAAAAGGAAGCGAAGGAACACAAGCCGCGAATGAGCGGAGGCAAAATAACATGAAAGAACACGCGCCTTTGCAAATTACCACAAGACCATCAGGCCCGTTCGGATGCGAGGCCCGGGACTTCCTAAACCGCAGGTCACAGGTTCGATTCCTGTCGGGGTCACTGGAAAACACTAGGGAATTTCAGATTGGAGCAGAAGGGCTAGGCCGGTTTGCCCACAGGTTGCCCCCGTTTTTCGGATGGCCACCATGAGGCTCCTCCTCTGGCTCCTCTACGGCTTCGTCCTCCTCCTCATCTCGGCGCCCGGCCTTCTCGCCGCCCTGCTCGCCATCGCACTGCGTAGGGCGGTGCGGCGATGAGCGCGCTCGTGTTCAAGCTCCTCTGCGGCCACGCGCTGGCGGACTTCGCACTCCAGTCCGAGTGGATGGCGAAGGCGAAGAATCGGCACGCCGTATCGCCCGGCTATGACGAGAAACTCCATGGTCCCAAGCAAGCTGTCTGGCCCTACGTCCTATCCGCCCATGCGCTGCTCCACGGGCTAGCCGTTTTCTGGGCGACCGGGTCTGTCGTCCTCGGCATTGCAGAGACGGCGGCTCACTGGCTCATCGACTTCGGCAAGTGCGAACGCTGGTACGGCATCCACGCCGATCAAGCCGCGCACCTGGCCTGCAAGGGGTTGTGGGCGCTTCTGTTGATTGGCGGTGTGCCGTGAGCACCCCATCCCGTCCCCGCCCCCTCTCCCCTGCCAAGCGCAAGGCGGCGGTGCGGCACTTCTTGGCCGGGGCCAGCCGCGCACAGGTGGCGCGTGCGCTGGGCGTGTCCCGTTCGGACGTCGAGAAGGCGCTACGCGAAACCGGGAAACGAAAGCGGGTGCGAAAGTGAACGCCTTCCCTAAGAGCTACCTCGGAGACGGCGTGTACGTCGCGCTCGATGTGTACGGGGACGTCCTGCTCACAACCGAGAACGGCCTAACCGCAACGAACACCATCGTCCTTGAGCCGGAGGTGCTGGCGAAGCTTGAGTGCTGGCTCAGTGATGCCCGCGAACAAGTCCAGCGAGCACGTTCGGTCCGCGAGGGAAGCCGATGAGCGCCCTCCCTCCCGGCCCCTGGCATGCGGAACCGCACGGGCAACACGCAGAAATGTGGGGCGTCTACGCGCCGGACCGCGACCCGAATTCCGAGAACGACGGTGTCGTGTGCATCGCGGACTACCTTTCCGAGGACGTGGCCCGGCTTGTTGCGGCGGCGCCCGACTTGCTCGCGGCCTTAAAGGAGCTCGTCGGCCAGCTGGAGCGCATGCGCGCTGCGATTGCCCTGGCCGAGGGGAAGCCATGAGCGGGCCCTGTCTTTGGGAGTGCTGCCATTGCGGCAAGACGGACATCATCTTCACCCGGCCATCGGGCGAAGCGGTCGGATACTTCCTGGCGCCAGAATCGAACGAACTAACCGAGAGGCCCCAGCAGCGGTCTTGGCTGGAATGCACGAGGGGCATACGTGCTGCCCGTGGACCCGCATATGGAAACGGTAGGTGGTGGGGGGTTGAGCGCGACGCGAGCGCCGCGTACTACTGCTCGCCCGAGTGCCTTGAGGCTTCGCTCAAAGAGTTCCTAGATGAGTGGATTCGCCCGAAGGGCGGGCGGCCATGACGGCGCCGGCGGAGGAGATGGGCCGCAAGGACGACGCGGGCAAGCCGCGGCTGGACTTGCTGCCGTTCGCTGAACTTGAAGAGGTCGCCCGCGTCCTCGACTTCGGCGCCAAGAAGTATTCGCCCGGAAACTGGCGCTTCGTCCAGGACGGCGCGCAGCGCTACCTCCGCGCCGCGCTTTCGCACCTCGGCAAGCACGCGGACGGGCATCTCGTCGACGAAGAGTCTGGGCTTCTTCACGTCGCCCACGCGGCGTGCTCTGCGCTGTTTCTGATTCGGTTTGTGCCAAAGGCCAAGCCCCCGGTCGCCCGGCAGGCCCAGCTGGTGGACCCATGAAGCCCACCACCATCGAGCAGTCCGCGCACCGCACGGCCGTCCGACATCTCGTCTACGAGCTCGAAGTGAGAGAGCGGCGCATCCGGATGCTGGAGGCGGACGTCAAGCAGCTTAGGAAGAGCCTCGACGAAGCCTATGGCGAACTCGCGCTCATGGCGAAGGAGAGCCGATGAGCGCATCCCGGATGGACGAAGTCCTCGAGGAGTTCGCCGAGGCGTGCATGTTTCGGCGCCGTCGCGAGCGCTTCGATGCCAGCGCGTTTTTGGTGTGGAGCCCAGCCGATGAGGCGGCAAGGCAACGCGAGCTGCATCGGCACCTCCTCGCCACGCAGCCAGAACTCGTTAAGAAGCTGCGGAAACGAACGTACGAGCGTGTAAAGGCCGACCCCGCGCGTTTAGATGCGCTCAGAGAATACAACCGCGAGGCATACCGGAAGCGCGCACTAAACCCTGCTTGGCGCGAGGCCCATAACCGAAGGCGCCAAGAGCTCCGCCGGCGGAAACGTGAGGCGGCGCCATGAGCGCGCCCGACTCCATGGAGGCGGTGGAGGAGGTCCTCGCGGGTCGACGCCGGTGGGCGCTGCTCTGCGCGGACAACCGCGACGCGCTCCCCGTGCTCCCGGACGGTTCGGTCGACCACGTGATCACCGATCCGCCGTACGAGGCCGAGGCGCACACGGCGCATCGACGCGTGCTTAAGGGGACTCGCCCTGGACGCGCGCGGAGGTGGCAGCCAGGAGATGCGCGCGAACTCAACCCAATCACATTTGAGCCGATTGATCCGGATGGCCGTGATGCGGCAGGCGCAGAGATCGGGCGCATCGCCGGCCGATGGGCGCTCATTTTTTGCCAGGTGGAGGCGGCGCAGAGCTGGGCGCGCGCCGTCAGGATCGCTGGCATGCGCTACCGGCGCACGTGCGTGTGGGTAAAGCCGGACGCGCAGCCGCAGATCTCCGGAGATCGGCCGGGCCAGGGCTACGAGGCGATCATGGTCGCGCACGCTCCAGGACGGATGCGCTGGAACGGCGGCGGCCGATGCGGCGTTTTTGAGCACGTCAAGAACGTAAGCGGCTCACAGGAGGCCAACCCGCACCCCACGACAAAGCCCCTCCCACTCATGATCGAGCTGGCCGAGCTGTTCACGGACCCCGGCGAGATCATCCTCGACCCCTTCGCCGGTAGCGCGACAACCGGCGTCGCGTGTCTCCGCCTCGGGCGCCGTTTCATCGGCATTGAGAAGGACCCGGTGTTTCACGCCACCGGAACCGAACGCCTCGAGGCCGAAAGCGTCGGCCTTTCACTCAGCGCCGCGCGCGCCGGACAGATGCCTCTCTTTCGCTGGGCGGAGGGCGCACCATGAATGCGACCGAACGCCTTCACCACATCGCATTTCGGCTCGCATCCGCCGCCGTAGCCAACACAGGCCTTCCCAACGACGAAGCCAACGCGAGGGCGCTTGCAGGCCAGTCCTATTTGGCCGCGCGGATGCTTCTCGACATTGGCGCGCATGTCGAAGCCTCGATGTTCGGCGCCAAGAAAGGGGGCGACAAGAATGAGTGACTTTTCTGAGAAATTGGCACCGCCTGCTCCGCCCACTGTGCACACCCGCGCGAGGCAGACGTTGGCGCAGTTGGAACGAAGCCTCGGCCGGCTGGAAATTCTCGAAGGCAGCGAGTTTTCGCCGACGGTGCTCATGCGGACGTCGATGTCGCGGGTGTCCATTTGGAGACGGGTGTCCGGGAAGGGGTCGGCGGCGGTGTTCGAGCAGGAGCGGGAGGAATAGCCCATGAGCTACATCGGAATGGAACTGGATGCGCTGAATATGTGCCCCAGCATCGGCTTCGCCTGCGGCTTGGATGCCGCGAGGGTGTGCCATGGCCTCATGGAGATGTGGGCCTACGTCTTTCGCACCGAGGAAGAGGTCCTCGATGGGACGCGCATCCGGGGCTTCATGTACGGCAGCGAAGGCGCAGCCGCGGCGCTTGTGTCCTTCGGGATGCTGGAGCCGAGGGACGGTAATAAATACCGAGTCAAGGGCACCGACCGACTCCTGGGTGTCCGAAAAGCGCGCCGTGCCGGCGGCCTGGCGGCCGTGGCGAATGGGAACCTTCGTCGAGGGAAAGAGTCGGCCAAACGTGAAAACAGCCCTGGAGAGCTAGCTGGAGGCCTAGCTGGAGGCCTAGCTGGAGGCCAGCTGGAGACCAGTTCCCAGCTGCGCTCCAGCTGCGCTCCAGCTCTTACACCGACTACCGACTACCGACTACCGACTACCGAGGTGAAAAACCTAGCGAGCGTCGCGCAAAGCGCGCCGCCGCCGCCCAAGCGCCGCGGGCGAACAGTAGGCGAAAGGCCTACGGCGCCAAACCCTCGCCATCATCCGCTGCAGCTCGCCATGGAACGCGCGCACCTTGACGCAACAGGCCAGACGTACGCGATGACGGCCAGAGACCCGACCGGTCTTGCTCGACTCGCGTCAAGCCCACTCACGGACGATGAGATTTTGCGGCGCTGGGAGATTGCTCTGGGAAGCAGTGGCTTCGACAAGCCCACGGATATCTTCGATTTCGCGAGCAAGGTGAATCGCTACGCGCGCAACGTCGTGGTGGCCACGAAGCTGACGGGCACTACGGATTCAGCCAGCTACGACTGGAGCGACGGCGGGGGCTTCAATGAGCTGAATCGAACCGGCGGTGCGGCATGAGCTGCCCGGATGGATTCGACACCATCGAGTCCGTGCGCGAGCGAGTAGAGCGCTGGGGCGCCCGGTGCTCCGCAGCGGAGTACGGCGCAAACGGCGAGGAGTCGTTTAAAAGCCGCCTGCGCCGCGCCATTGAGTCCTGGCGGCTCCAGCGGGATTATGAGGCCCAGAACCCCGAAGTCCTCGCAGAAAAGCAGCGGAGGGCCTTAGAAGCGGAAATTTTGGACCGCCGCCGACGCTGCGACGAGCATGAGGCCCGTTTCTACGCCGAAACCCCTAACGCATTGCGGCGCATGGGGCTCAAGGAGCAGGAGATTGGCGCCCTCGGCGACCTTCGGCCCACGGACGCGGTCAACGCCGTGGAGGCATGGCGGACTGGCGCGCGGCAATTCCTAGTTCTCGGCGGGCGTACGGGCGGAGGGAAAACAATCGCCGCGGCGAGCCTGCTCATGCACGCGAAGGCCCGCTGGAAGTCGGAAAGCTTCGAGGGGTGGTTTTGGGAGACGGGCCGTGCGCGATTCGTGAAGGCCACGGAACTGGCGCGGCTGAGCTACTACGGCGAGGAAACGCGGGACAAGCTCGATGCCCTCGTCATCGTTCCCATGCTCGTGGTGGACGACTTGGGCGCAGAGCAAACGTCGGACGGATGGCGCTCCACCCTGCTCGATGTGCTTGATGCGCGGGTGCGCGAGGGTAACCGGACCTGTATCACGACCAATCTAAGCGAAAAGCCCAAGCCGGGTGAGCGCCGCTTCTCGGAGCATGTCGGTGAGCGCGTGTTCCGCAGGCTCAAAGACTTCGGGCACTTCGTGGCGGTGAACGAAAAGAGCAAGGCGGAGGCGGCATGACGCACGAGACGAGCTCGGACAGGCAGGCGAGGCTTGCGGAGATGCGACGGCTAGTTCGCGACGGCGGCGCGTTGGGCTGGAGCACGTTCGATATCGGCTTTCTTCTCGCCGAGCTTGAGCGCGTGGAGAGGGAGCGGGACGAGCTTCTGGACTGGAAGCGCAGCGCGGAATTCGTAATGGACGATGCCGGCAAGGTCCGCCAAGAGGTGGGCATCGTGGGCGAAACCACGGCGGATACATTGCGGCGATTGGCGAAGGAGCGCGACGACGCCCTCGCGCGGCTCGACCGCACACGGGCCAACTTCGAGCGACACGTTGAGGAATTGTCGCGCGCGCTGGCCACGGCCGAGGCACGGGAGGTGAAGCTACTGGACCTAATCCGCCGGCTCGTCTGGGATGCCATGACACCGCTTTGCCACCAGCCGGTGCTTGATGAGGCGCGGGCCGTCCTTGCCGACGAGCGGAAAGGACTCATCGAGCTGGGCTGGTTCGACCCCATCAAACCGAAGTCGGAGGGCGAGTGATGGCGAGTCTAGAGCCGCGGCCAGGATTCAATTGGGAAATAGTGCGTTGGTCCATGCGCGCAGAAGACAGCTGCTCTTACTGCGACGTTCAGATTCCAGAGAGACAGGTGCCGCTTCGGCTCTGGAGGAAGGGCGGTCATATGGGCGCGCAGTTTTGCGAAGAATGCCAGCGCGCGTGGTGGGGCATCGAAGGTTTTGATGATGAGGGCGAGACATGAGCGACCCGGTCCGTTTCGCGCGCCGCTACCTGGAGCAGCGCAAGGCTCAGCTTGAGGCGGAGAATGCGCGGCTGCGGGAGGCGCTGACCGAGGCGCTCGAAGAATGGGGCTACTGCGCTCAATACAAGGGCGATTACTTGGCAAAGAAGCACGGCGACGGAGAGCGCATCGCGGAGTGGCGAGCCGTGCTTAACATTGCTCCGTGCGCCGCCCTCTCCGGGCCGCGCACGGTTGATAGGGTTGATAGTCCGGTTGATAGTCCGGAGGAACTATCAACCATCGACACGAGAGGCGAGTCGTGAACGCAAGCATGGGCGAGCTACCGTGCGGCAACTGCGGGCATCGTCTCAGCGAGCATCCGCCCGATGCGCCGTGTTGCGACAAGTGTAGCGGCTGGATACTCGTGTCGGATGCCGCGCTATGCGCCCAGGCCCGCCGTGAAGCGCTAGAGGATGCCGCGAAGGTGGCGGAAGGGTTCATCGGCACGACGCCTGGCGTGCTGGACACCGGTGAGATTCATCGCAGCGGGACCGCTGGCAACATCGCCTCCGCCATCCGCGCCTTGGCTGCGCGTGAGGATGGGACGTGAGCGCCAGCCGCGCACAGCTGGAGGCGGAACTTGAGCGCGCGTGGGGTTCGTTCCGCGAGTCAGAGAAGCGGCGCATAGCGCTCGAGCGCAACCTCGCCCACGCTAGGCTCGCCACCCTTGAGGAAGCGGCGAAGGTGGCGGAGTCCTACGAGCCAGAATGCGAGTCATGCCCGCGTGGCGTGGCGACCGCCATTCGCGCCCTCGTCGACGTGGAGGGCGGGGCTAAACTCGAGACAAACTCGGAGGCGATGTGAGCATTCAGTTTTTCTGGCGCGGCCTGGTGGTAACTGTGGACCATCCTCACGAAGTGGAAGCGATTGTCAGGTTGGGCGAGAAGATGGACGTGGAGGACAGGAGGCCCAAGGGTCTAGAAAAGTCAGTGCCCGAGTTGATGCGCGAGCGCGAGGCTAAATTTAGTGAACTGGCTAATTCGAGATGAAGAACTATCGACCAGCGCAAGTGGGAGAGCGATTCGGCCTCTGGACGGTGGTTGGGGCTGGGCCGCGACGCGGCAGTCACGCAACCGTTCTCGTGCGCTGTCAATGCGGCCGCGAACGTGTGTCGCTGCTCTCGAATCTGCGCCGAAAAACGACGGTGGGTTGCTGGGTATGTGCCCATCCCGGTCGTGCGGCCATATGCGATTGTTGCCGTCGGAGCTTCCGGCCTCGTCATGCCGCCTCTCGTTTCTGCTCAAAGGAGTGCGCCGGGCGGCACCGTGTTATCTGGCGCGAGAGTCCCGAGAGGCATAGGCAATTCTTTGCGGACCGGTTCTGGGGTCATGTGGCGATTGGTGCGCCTGACGAATGCTGGAACTGGACAGGGGCGAAGCTGAAAAGCGGTGGTTACGGCGCATTCCGTCTTGATGGACTCACGCTTCGGGCGCCACGCGTGGCCTGGGCGCTCACCCATGGCGGCGAAAGCCCAGGCCAGCTCTTCGTCTGCCATCGCTGCGACAATCCTCCGTGCTGCAATCCGCGCCACCTGTTCCTTGGCACCGCCAAAGACAACACTGACGACAAGGACCGGAAGGGTCGCGGGCGCAACCAAGTCGGGCCGTGGCGGCGAGCGGCCGCGTGATGTCCTTCGTCGTCCCCATAAGGACGCCAAGCGCCAGCAACTTGAGAGAGCACTGGGCAGCACGACATCGGCGCGCACAAAAGCAGAAGCGGGATGTCCGGCTGCTCTGTCCTCGATGGGAGCTGGGGCCCGTGTTGGTCGTTCGGCTGACCCGCATGAGCCCAAGGCAGCTCGACAGTCACGACAACCTACGGGCCGCCCTGAAAAGCACCGTGGATGCCGTGGCGAGCTGGCTTCGCATCGATGATGGCTCCATGCTTGTGCGCTGGGAGTATGCACAGGAGAAGGGGGAGGCGGCGGTTCGGGTCGAGGTAGAAGTCATCAATGCGTCGACCCGCGAATCGCTACTTGGCAAGTAGCGGACGTGATGACCTCCTGCCGATGGACTGGCCGCTGCCGTTGCTATAGCGCGCGACATGATGGAAACATGCCTCTATTGCGATGAGCCGACGCTGCCAGGCGAGCGGACGGAGTTGACGACGTACGTCGATGAGGGCGTGGCAACGAAGCGCCTGGTGCATTTCGAGTGCAGCGCGCGCCAAGTCCTGGGAAGCGTAGGCCACCAGCGCAGGACGTGCAGTTGCTTTGGTGGTACTGAGGACGACCCACCAGGCGCAACGAGACGCGAGGCGGCGGTTGCTGCGCTCGAGGAGGCGCGGCGGCGGATGTCCGGGCGTCCGGTGCCCGTCCAGCATTGACACCGTCTTTCATTTGAAAGCAGGCTGGCCTAGAACGGGGCCGCAAGGGGGTGCAGCATGCTTGCGACGTCCGCCTCGATTTGGCCATTCCAGTCTGGAAACGCGCTTGTAGACACCGTTCTGTTCTGCATCTGGGCAGCTCTCTTTGGTTTCGCGGCCGGATGGGGTTGGAAGCTGTCCACCAAGCTGTTTCCGTAAGTCTTGCGGAGTAGGCCGGTGCCTACCGTGGCCTCATAAGCCAATGGGCTTGGGTTCAACTCCTGACTCCGCAAATGGAGGCGCAATCAGTGCCGCGGCGAAAGTCCAAGGGCGGCCGGCCTACCAAGCTCGATGACGAGATGATTGCGACCATCTGTGAATCCGTTGCCAATGGCTCGCCCGCCGTCGCGGCTGCTGGAGCGGCCGGAATCGACGACGCGACGTTCTACCGGTGGCAGCAACAGGGACTCTCAAATCCATCGTCGCAATACGGCGCTTTCGCGAGAGCGCTGCGGGTCGCTCGCCAGCGGTGTCACGACAAACTGGCGCAGGCGACGTTCGGGAACGCCTTAGCCGATGGGAAGACCGGTCTCAATTTCCTTGGGCGTCGTTTCTCGAGATGGTGGGCCGAAACACAGCGCATCCAGCACGCGGGAGCCGACGGCAAAAACCTTATCGTCGAGGTCCGGACGCTGCCGCCTGAGCCGAGCGAGGGGGAATCATGAGCGAGGAGTCGGATGCAATCAGGGTCCTCGTAGACGTGCTCGACGACCCGATTACGTCGGCGCTTTATGCCATCTCCCACGGGCTGAAGACGACCGAGCCGAGGGAGGGCCAGACGCGCACCGCGGCGGATGGCTTGTGCACCCTAGCGGAAGGGGCGCACCGGATTGCTGCTGCCCTCGAGCGCATCGCGGATGCCATGGAGGACGGCGAGTCATGAGCGCGCCCTCCGAGCCGCTCGAGCCGGAACGTGGCGGCCGCATCGTCATTCCAAACTTCGACCCCCGCCCATACCAGTTGAGGGTGATGCGCTACCTCGACAACGGCGGCAAGCGCGCTGTTTGTGTTTGGCATCGCCGCGCCGGCAAGGACTTGGTCGGAGGACACCAGGCGTGCAAGGCGATGCATAGGCGCGTTGGCAGCTACTGGCACATCTTCCCCACTGAGCGGCTTGGGCGCAAAGCCATCTGGACCGGCTTCACGAAGACGGGCGAGCGCATCATGGAGCAGATTTTTCCCCGCGCCATTCGCAAGTCTCCCCGCGAGTGGACGCCCACCGGGGAAATGGTGGTCGAGCTCCGCTGTGGCTCCATCTGGCGGCTCATGGGCAGCGACCGGATGGAAGTGGTCGGCGCCGGCCCCGCGGGCGTTGTCTTCTCGGAGTACAGCGTGGCCAAGCCCAAGACGTGGGACCTGGTCCGCCCGATGCTTCGCGAGAACGATGGTTGGGCGCTCTTTCTCTTCACGCCTCGGGGCAACAACCACGGCAAGGCCATCTTCGACACCGCGGGCAAGGGATTTGGCTGGTTCCAGGAGCTCCTCACGCTGAACGACACGCGGGCCTATGACCCCGCCTCCACCATCGCGGATGAGCGCGCATCCGGCATGCCCGAGGCGCTGATTCAACAGGAATACTTCTGCGACTGGACCGCCGCGAACATCGGCAGCGTGTTTGGAGACTTGCTGCATGAGGTGGAGAAGGCCGGCAAAACGGGACTGGACTTCGCCTCGCCGCGCGCCTGCTTCACCTCCTGGGACTTGGGCATCGCGGACAAAACGGCAATCTGGGTCTGGGCGCTCACCCCCGAGGGCCTTACGCTATTCGACTACATCGAGGCGTCCGGCAAGCCCTTCTCCTTCTTCGCAGATTGGCTGAAAGGCAAAGACTACAAGTACCTCAAGCACTGGCTGCCGCATGACGCACGGGCTCGAAACCTCCTCACCGGCGGGACTGTCGTCGAGCTGGCGTCTGCCGCGTTCGGTGCCGAGAACGTCGGCATCACCCCCGAGCTGTCCTTGGCGGATGGCATCCAGGCGGCGAGGTGGCTGCTCCAGAAACCCATTCGCTTTCACCGACGCTGCGAGGAAGGCGTCGAGGCGCTCAAGGCATATGCCTACGATTGGGATGATGAGAAGAAAGCTTTTAGCAAGAAACCATTGCACGACTGGTCGAGCCACGGGGCGGATGCATTCCGCTACGTCGCGTGTGTCGTCCGCGTGTCTGAGGCGATGGTGGACGGCCCTGCCCAGAAGGTGGTGAAGATGCCCAAGCCCATTACCGAAGTGACGACGCTTGACAACCTCTGGCGCGAGGAAGCAGCCAAGCGTGACAACTTCAGGAGGATTTGATGAATCCATACGGCGAACAATCCGCCTCTGACTATGAGCAGACGCCCTCGGGCTGGGCGCAGCGCTGGCGCGTAGAACTCCAGGCAGCCAAGAAGGAGGTCGAGACGTTTCACACGCAAGGCGACTCGGTGCTCGAGCGATTCCGGGACGAGAAGCGTGAGAGCGCCAAGACAAAGCGCGTGGCTATTTTTACGTCCAACATCCAATTCATGCGTTGCATCCTGTACGGCAGGACGCCATCCGTCTCCGTTCAGCGCAAGTGGAAGGATGCGAATGCGGACGTGGCCCGCGTCGCGGGCGTCATCCTCGAGCGGCTCCTCAACGCCGATGTCTGTCGCGATGGAGACAGCTACGCGCAGACGCTGGGCTATGCGCTGGATGACAGACTCTTGCCCGGGCTTGGGACAGCAACAGTGCGCTATGAGGCACACATCGAACAACGAGTCGACTCGGCAACGGGCATTTCGTCGGATGCGCTCGTCGATGAGTACGCCGAAGTCGACTACGTGCACTGGAAGTCCCAGCTTTGGAGCTGCGGCAGCCGTGTTTTCGGCGAGCGGCGCTGGTGGGCTTACGAGAAGCTGATGACCAAGGAGCAGCTACAAAAGCGCTTTGGACCCGAGCCATCGGATGACAGCGTGGAAGCCCGAGCTCGCCGAGCGCTCGTCGACTCAGTGCCGATGAAGGGGAAGTCTGGTCAATATGCGAGTCAGAATGGGAGCGAGTACAAGACGGAACCTTGGAGTCGCGCGTGCGTCTGGGAAATCTGGAGCAAGGAGGACGGGGCCGTCTACTGGTACGTGGACGGCATGGATGTGACGCTGGACATGCAAAGGCCCAACCAGACAGACGGCCTCATTGCGTTCGAGGCGTTCTGGCCAGGGCCGCGCCCCATGTCGGCGAACCTCACCACGACGTCCGAAGTCCCCAAGGCGGACTTCATCCTGGTGCAGGACACGTACAACGAGATTGACCGGGCGCAGACCCGAGCCGCGGACCTAATCGAAATGGCCCGCGTGCGTGGCTGGTATGACAAGCGCGTTGGGAAGGACATCTCCGCCGTAGCCGGCGCATGGGAAGGCGCACTCACTCCCGTTGAGAATCTCGCGGGACTGTCCGAGAGGGGCGGCATCGTCGGGCTCATCGAGTGGTACCCGGTGGACCGAATCGTGGCGGCGCTTCAGCAAGTGCTTCAGTACAAGCAAGAGCAAGAGGCGGAAGCCGACAGAGTCTCAGGCATCGCGGACATCATGCGCGGGCAGGCCATAGCGCCTGGTGCCACGGCCACGGAGCAAGGCATCAAGGCGGGCTTTGGCTCGGTGCGTATGCAGGCGCTTCAGGACGAATTCGCTCGCTTCGCGACGGACATCCAGAAACTCAAGGCCGAAGTGATTGCGAAGCGCTTCAGTCCAGAAACCATCATCCGCCGAAGCGGCATCATGCAGACGGCGGACGGGGCCAACCCCGAACTCGTCATGCAGGCGGTGGGCCTGCTCAAGTCCCGCTGGTGGGAGTACGCCATCGAGGTGAAGCCGGAGTCCATCAACCTGACGGACCTCTCCTCGATGCGGAGCGAGAAGCAAGACACGCTTTCGGCGCTAGGCGGCTTCCTTCAAATTGCAGCGCCCATCGCGCAGCAGTTTCCCGGCAGCGCGCCCTACCTCATCGAACTGTGCAAGTGGACATTGGCGGGGACGCGCGGCGCGTCTACGGCCGAAGGCATCTTCGACAAGATGGCTGAAGCGGCGCAGCAGATGGCGGCGCAGCAAGCGGCCAACCCCCAGCCGCAGCAGATGGACCCGAAGCTTCAGGCGCAGATGCTCAAGAATCAAGGGGAGCAAGCGAAACTCGACAAGGAGCTACAGAACGACCTGGTCCGCTTGCAGGCGGAGACGGCCGCCAAGGGCGAGCAGGAGAAGCAGCAGGCGCAAGCGAACGTCGCCGAGGCCAGGGCAAAGGCGCTCGTCACGCAAAGCAATCGACTCGTTCCAAATGGGAGGCCTTTCCGATGAATCGCGACATGACGCCAGGCGATGACGACCAGATGGAAGGTAACTAGGCCATGGCGAACAAGCCGCTCGCACCCATCATCGGCGGTGCCACCGCAGGCAACGCGCAGGCAACCGTCACGTTTGCTCCGCCCTCGAGCGATGGCGGCGCACCGATTACGAGCTATTTGGCCACGTCTACGCCCGACGGATTCATCGGGACGGGCGCGGCGAGTCCCATCACCGTCACAAACCTCCACAACGGCACCGCCTACACGTTCAAGGTACGTGCGACGAACGAGGTAGGCACGGGGCCAGAGTCACAGGCGTCGAATTCTGTAACCCCGGCGACCGTGCCAGGCGCGCCGCTCATCGGTGCTGCTTACGCCGGAAACGCGCAAGCGATGGTTTCATTCACGCCGCCGACAACGAATGGTGGGAGCGCCATAGTCAGCTACACGGCGACGTCGAGTCCTGGAGGCATCTCGAGAAGTGGCCCCGCGAGTCCGCTTCTCGTTGAGGGCCTCGCCAATGGGACGACGTACACGTTTAGCGTCACGGCTACCAATGCGGTCGGGACAGGCCCACCCTCGTCGGTCTCGAATGCAGTGGCACCGAGCGCCGAGCCAACGTCGGGGCAGGCCAAGCTAGAACTCATCGACACATTCGCAACGGCCGCGATGTCGGCGCTGATTATGGCGCACGCGACACACTCGGTGGCCCCGCCCGCGAATCACTACCTGCGTGTCGCGCAAGACGCGTACCTCGCCGCGCAGGCGATGCTTAACGCCCGCCTGGCGGCGCTCGAGAAATTCATCCCGATGGCCATCCCGTTGGGCCTCCCAGCGCCGTTACCGCCACAACCGGAGCCACCATGACTCGCTCGCCGCCCTATGTGAATCCCGCGGAGCTGGCGCTGCTCGACTGGTACGCGGGCTGTGCGCTCCCGGGCCTCATCGCGGACCCACACGCTGACCATTCGACTTTCGAGGAGGTGTCGCAGGACGCTTTCGACATCGCCCGCGAAATGCTCAAAGCACGCTCGAGGCACGTCCCGCGTGAGGCCGTCCCGACAGAGGAGCCGACGCCGTGAGGCGCTACCGCATCTACTTCACGCGAGGCGGCATGCCCTGCGAGCCGTACACGATCGAGGGCGATGAAGAGTCAGAGGGCCAGCAGGCGCCGAAGCTCCAAATCATCACGGGCAAATGCCACGAGGGCCAAGTGGCGCCCGATGGCACCCTCATCGACACCCGGCGAAAACGCGAGGAGTACAAGCGGCGGGCCGGCGTCGAGGACGAATCCGACTGCAGAGAGTTCGTTCAGAAGCGCAAGCGCGAACGCGAAGCATTCTTTCTGGGCGAGCAACCCATAGGCCCCTACCGAGAAGCAGCGGCGGAGGCCTTTCGCGAGCTACGCGAAACCAAGGGACGAGGTAGGGACAGATAATGGATGAGAGTGACAACATTCACGCCGAAGCACAGGCGGCGTTCGAGAGCCTCACGGGCACGGCCGAAAGCGCACCGGAACCAGCCCCAACGCCACCACCGCCTACGCCAACGCCCGCGCAGTCCGAAGCCAAGCCGCTGGAAGTCCCCGCGCCAGCGCAGGCCGCGTCGATCGAGAAGTCGACGCAGGTAGCCCCGCAGCCCGGACGAGACGAAAAGGGTCGTTTTCTTCCGGGGGCCACCAATGGCGCGCGCACGGTGGCGCCCAAGCCAGAAGCCACGGCGAAGACGCCAGAGCCACAAGCGCCCGCGGGCACTGAAGCAGCGGCGCCACAGCCCGGAGCGACCGACGTCTCCAAGCCGCCGGTGGGGTTTGGTCCGCTGGCCAGGGCCAAGTGGGAAGCCACCCCGGTTGAGGTGCGCGAGGACATCTGGCAGCGGGAGAAGTCAGTCTCGCAGGCCCTGCGCGCCTCGACGGAGGCTAGGCAGTTTCATGACGCCTGGCAGAAAGTCTCGGCGCCCTATGAGGCGATGTTTCGCGCCGAGGGCGTGGATCACTTAACCGGCATTCAGAATCTGCTTCAGTCGATGGCGGTGCTTCATGGCCCGATGCCGTCCGCCAAAGCGGCGATTGTGGCCAGCATCATCAAAAACTATGGCGCCCCCATCGAGGGCGTGCTTCAGCTTTTGGGCGTCGACGTCAAGGACGGCCAGCTCTCGGCCGCGCAGCCGCAGGTTTCTTCCGACTGGGCGCAGGCCCAGCAGCACATCAGTCAGCTTCAGCAGCGCATCTCCGACATGGAAGCGCAGCGCGCCCAGGCCGGCGAGCAGTGGGCCAAGGGGCATGTGGCGGACTTCCGGCGCATGCACGAATTCTACGATGATTTGAAGGACGACATCGCGAAGCTGTACTCCGCGGGCTACGAGCTCGAGGAGGCCTACGAGCTCGCCGCCTACCGAAACCCCCAGACGCGAAAGCTGGTCCAGGAGAAAGAGGCCCAGGCGCAGCTTCAACAGCAGCAGGCCCAGGCGCAAAAGGCCAAGGCGGCATCCGCCAGCGTTCGGAGCGCCCCCGTAGCGACGCCGAGGGCTCCGGTGGGGGATGACCACTACTCAGAGGCCGCGGCCGCCTACCAGGAGCTCCTCGCGCGGGGGTAGGGTTGCGCATGCCATATGGGTTCCATATGCTAGCCCCAGAAAGGGGAGTGCATGGCGGGAATCAATGGGAATGGCGGCAGCGGGAAGGACCTCTGGGTTGAAGTTCGTGAGTCCGTCGAGCAGTTGCAGTCGGACGTGGATGGCTGGGTCGATGACATCGCGGACTTGACGGACATCGTGACGCGGCTGGACAGGCGTTCTCGTCACATGCAGCGCAGCGTAAAGCGCTTCGGCGATCGCATCAGCAAACTAGGCGAGCGAATGAAGGCCACGGAAGCGCGGGTGGCAGCGCTCGAAGGGAAGCAGCCGTGAAGCGCGGACCGCGCGGCCCCGCTGGCAGCGCCGAGACGGCGCTTCTGGTGGGCATGAGTCGGGGACTACGCAGAGACTTGGCCAGGGCGGCGAAGCGGAGCGGCGTCACCTCGACGGAGTATGTCCGCCAGGCCATCCGCGAGCGGCTCTGGAAAACTGGCGCCCTCCCCTTGCTCGAGGCGAATAAGAAGGCGCCCCCCAGGGAGGCAGAGGGCGACGCCTTGAAATCAAACGCAGTCGCTTGACGAGTGCACGCCTTGATGCGCAAATAGCTACGTGCCCTTCTCAAAGGCCTAGGCGAGCGCGAAATCCGCCCCCACGCCGAACGCCCCAAAGAAGAGCAAAGCGGCCCCGTCCACGGTGCCGCGCCGAGCTGGGAGCGCCATAGGCCCCCACCTGGCTCGAAGGTCCCTTGGCGGTAACCTGGGACGCGGGAGCGCCGTGTAAGGCCCCTACCCGCGAAAGGCCGCGACAACCTCGCCTTTTGCGGAGCCCTGGGACTATGGCAGCCCCCAACGCATCCATTTCAGAAATCGCAGTCGTTACCTTGCGCAACCGGCGCGGGAAAATCGCCGACAACATCCTCAAGAACAACGCCGGCCTGGCGCGCATCCAGCAGATTGGCAACGCGAACCGCAAAATTACAGGCGGCAGCGAGATTCTCGAAGAAATCGCTTTCGCCGAAAACGGCAACGCGTCCTGGTACTCGGGCGCAGACCCGCTGGACACCTCGGCCCGAGAGATGTTCACGGCAGCGACGTACTCGCTCAAGCAAGTGGCGGCGGCGTTCACCGTCACGGGCCTCGAGGAACTCCAAAACTCCGGGCCAGAGCAGAAGATTGATTTGGCCGCGCAGCGCGCGAAAGCGAGCGAGTCTACCCTCCTAAACCTGTGCGCCGAGGCCTTCTACTCGGATGGCACGGGCTATGGCGGCAAGCAGCTACCGGGCCTAGGCGCGTTCATCATCGCGGCGCCTACCAGCGGCTCGGCCGGCGGCATCGACCGCTCCAACACCTGGTGGCGAAACGCGGCCACTGGCTCTCTAGGCGTACCCACGTCCGCGAACATCCAGGGCTTCATGAACACCGCGTTCAACGGTGTTGTCCGGGGCAACGATGCGCCAGACTTGATTCTCTTTGGCACCACCGTCTACGGGACGTTCGAGGCCTCGCTGCAGCCGCAGCAGCGCTTCACCGACCCAAAGATGGCGGAGCTGGGCTTCCAGTCGCTCAAGTACAAGGGCGCGGTCGTCGTCCTGGATGGTGGCATCGGCGGCAATTGCCCGGCTGCCGTGGGCTACATGCTGAACACCAAATACATCCACTGGCGCCCACACAAAGACAGAGACGTCGCCGTGATTGGCGGGGACAGAGTGCCGGTGAATCAGGACGCCATCACGCGCATTCTGGCATGGGCCGGTGCGATGACGGTGTCGGGCATGAAGTACCACGTGTATTTCCAGGCTAGCTAGAGAGGACGGGCGCACATGGCTTACTCAACCAACTATCAGGTGCTAACGCCCATCTGCGGCGCACAACCCATCGCGGACGTCAGCACGACGAAGCAGCATTCGCTGGGAACCATCGTCCAGGCCATCGACAAGGGCAGTAACGACAACGGAGCCGGGCAGTTCATCTACGTGAAGGGCGTTACGAACGGAGCCGCTGGCTCATGGGTGACAATCAACTCGGATGACGGCTCAGTCACGCTTTTGGGTCAGAATGCCATCGGCCCGGTAGGCATCCTCATGGCTGCGCTGGATGCATCCACGAAGTACGGGTGGGCGCAAATCGCCGGCAAGGCCGTAGGCAAGGCGCTTGCTCTCTTCGCGGATGACGCCAACGTCTACGCAACCGTCACAGCGGGCAGCGTGGATGATGCCGTCGTCGCAGGCGACAGAGTGAAGAATGCGAAGGGCGCATCCGCGATTGATGGGCCAGCAACGGGCATGGCGGAGTTCGAGATTCTCTTCCCGTTCATGGATGATGCGCTAGCGGCGTAAGGACACAAGCCCAGAACGCGACCTGGTGGGTCTCCGACTGTCCGCCAGGTCGCGCATTGGATGTCTCACTCGGGGGTAGCATATGCAGGGCGGCGTCAATGGTTACTGGGCGGACGAGGGAGATTTAACCAAGCCCGCGGCCGTGGGCGATGCTGCGCTTCCCGTCTACTTCTACACGGGCCGGCACTGGCGTCAGCCCATGGGCGAAGATGGAATCCCGACCGGCCCGGCGGAATGGTTCGACGTGCCCTTCATCCACATCGAGCTTGGGGATGCGAACCTGGTGCCGGACAGGTTGGCGTGGATTGACGAGCGCCACCCGTACGCGGACAACCGCCGCTGGCCTAAAGCCTGGGAGGCCTACAAGTCGGGCCAGGCCGCGGGACTCACCGGGACGCCGCTCGAGCAATGGCCGCTCATTCTGAAGGGGCAAATCGAGACGTGTCGGCACCGCCACATCTACACCGTAGAGCAGCTGGCCAACCTGCCTGATGGCAATGCACAGTTTCTGGGCGGGCTGGAACTTAGGGAGCAAGCAAAGAAGTGGCTTCGGGACAGGGCCGAAGCCTCGGTAGCGAAAACGTCGGATGTGGACGCGATTAGGGCCGAACTCTCGGCCATGAAGGAAGAGAACGCCAAGTTGCTAGCGCTCGCCGAGGCCAGGCCGGCTGCAGTCCCGCCGACTGTGCGCAAACGCGGACGCCCACCCAAGCAAGCGGTGGCACCCTAACCGGAGGGCCTACGTGGAAACGTTGGCATTGTGAATGCCTCTCGCCTACACGTTCGCCTTCCTCTTTGGCGGCACATCCACTGCGCTGGACACGGCCGGCAGCATCATCAACGACGCGGCCGTCGAAATGGGCCTTTCCGCGGTTGAGGACCCGTACACCAATACGAGCGACCCCAACTTCACTCAGCTCGCCGCGCTTCTAAAGTCTTTGGGTAGAGACCTCTGGCGGCGGCACACCTGGCCAAACCTCACGAAGGTGGCACTCGTCACGACGGAAGAAGATGACGGCGCATACCCGTTGCCGGCTGACTTCGGCTATTTCATCCAGGACACCGCCTGGAATCGCTCCACGTCCTACCCCATGTACCCGATGACACCCGCCGATTGGCAGGCCGTCAAAGGGCGTTCCACACAGCTCACGCTGACCAACTTCTTTCGCATCCAACAGCATCAACTCATGCTGTTGCCCGACACGACGCTGCCGGCCGGGCAAACCATCGCGTATGAGTATGTGTCGCGCTTCTGGGTGCAGCCCGCGACGGAAAGCGAGCCCACCACTACCGCGCCGACTGCCAATGACGATGTCCTTTGGTTCGACCCGCTTCTGTGCGTCCGGGGCCTCAAGGCCTACTTCCTGGCGGCCAAGGGACTCCCCACGGCGGCCGCGGCCAAGGAGGAGTTCGACGAGACGCTTTACCTCTGCATGGGAGACCATGAAACCGCCCCCGTTGTGTCCTCTGGGCCGCGGCATGTGCACTACCTCATCGATGAGAACAACCTGCCGGACACGGGGCACGGCACATGAGGCCCCAGGCCAGAATGCCGGGCTACCCAAGGCGGCCCTTGCCGCTGGGAAACACCGACTCGGCGACGCTGCCGGCGCCATCCGGGGGTGTCAATGCAGTGGACCCGCCCACCGTAATGCCGGCATCGGACGCCATCTCGGCCTTCAACGTCATCGGCAGTAAACTCGGCGTCCGCGTCCGGCTCGGGTATGAGGAATGGGTCACCGGGTTGCCGAGCGACGTCTTGACCGAGATGCCTTTCTCTGGCAACGCGGCGACCGGCGCCGACGACAAGCTCTTCGCCGCTTGCTCCGAGGGCATCTTTGATGTGTCCGCTTCCACGGACTCGCCCGTGGTGGACTTCGCGTTCGCCATTACCTCGGGTGAGGCGGGCCGGGGGATGTCGTTTGTCGCGAGCTCCACGGGCGCGCGCTTCCTCGTCTATTGCGATGAGGAGAATGGACTTCACATCTACCCCGCCGGCGGCCCGTGGGCGACGGTGCCGAATGAGACAACGCAGTTGTGGGAGCCCAATACCGAATATGAGCCCGGTAACCGTGTCATCAGCGGCGGCAACGTTTACGAATGCGACACCGCTGGCGTCTCCTCCTCCAGCGGCGGTCCGACCGGCATCGCCGCCGACATCGTGGATGGGACGACGCGCTGGGACTTCATAGAGGCCCAGACGCCCAACGCCATAGGGCCGAGTCTCGCGGACCAAAACCTCGGGTACTCTGGTGACCCAGCCAATTTCGTCTTCGGCACGGTGTGGGGAAGTCGCATCTGGTTTGTCGAGAAGAATTCCACGCGCGCTTGGTATGGCGACATCCAGGCGCTGTATGGCACGTACACCTCTTTCGACTTCGGCACGCGCATGCGGCACGGCGGGCCGCTGAAAGCGCTCTACACCTGGAGCTATGACGCGGGAGCGGGCCTCGAGTCGCTACTTGTTGGGCTGTCCGAGGCGGGAGACGTCGTCATCTACGGGGGTTCCGACCCATCCAGTCCCGAGACGTTTTCGCTGCGCGGCAGCTGGTTTGCCGGCGGCTTCCCGGCGGGGCGCACCATCGCGACCGAGGACGCGGGCGAATTGCTCGTGATGACGAAGCTCGGCATCTTGCCAGCGTCGCGGCTGATTACGGGCGCGAGCATCGAGGAAGCGAACATCTACATCACGAGGAAAATCTCCCCCATCATCGCCCAGCTCGTCGACAGCAAGGGCGACATTCCGGGATGGGCGCTGCACATTCACCCGACCGACAACGCGCTGTTGGCCCTCATCCCGGAGGAAGGCGAGCCAACGACGCAGTGGGCTTACAGCTACCTCACGAAGGGGTGGTTCCCCTGCGCGGACTTGCCCATGCTGTCGGCCGCCGTCTGGAACGGGCAGCTCTTTTTTGGGACGACGGATGGCCGCGTCTGCGTGAATCAGGGGAATCTCGACAACGTGCTGCTCTCGGACCCCAACGTCTCCTCGCCCATCAGCTGGGGCGTCCTGCACGCCTACCAAACGCTCGGCACGGCCCGCCTCAAGCGTGTGCACATGGTGCGGCCCGTTCTTCTTTCCGACTCGCCCGACTCCCTGGTGACCGCTGGTGCGCGTTACGACTTTGACTTAACGCCCCTCAACGCGCCCTCTGGGAGCGCTGCCACGAGTGGCGCTGCGCTTTGGGACACGGCGATTTGGGACGTAGACCTCTGGGGCGGTGACAGCTTCCCGACCGCGAGACTGCTGGGCGCGACGGGCCTAGGCCGAGCGGTATCCGTCGCGGTCCGCGGGACGAGCAGCACCGAAACGATTCTGGCGTCCACCGACGTCATGTTCGATGTGGGTGGATTGTTATGACCATCGTCCAGGCTGCGCCGCCCGCAGACTATCGCTGGCTCAAGCGAAGGACGCACTGTGCCCTTACGGATGACTTTCGCGCCATCGAGGCCATCGATGAGAGAGGGCGCATTCGAGGCATGGTGGGCTTCTGTCTTTGGGCGCCCAATTCGGTCCAATGCCACATGGCGACCGAGACGCCCATCATCTGGCGGCATCTGCTGCGGCCAGCGCTCTCGTACGCCTTCGAGGAAGTGGGGGTGTGGAAAATGATTGGCGTCATCCCCTCCAGAAACCGCCACAGCATCTCATTGTGCGAGCACGTCGGGTTTAGGGAGACGCATCGCATTGATGACGGGTGGGAAAGGGGCGAGGATTTGTGTGTCCTGGAATTTACTCGCCAGGAGGCGGTGCGCTGGCTCTGTATGAATAGGAGGGCCGCTTAGTTATGGGCAAGTCGGCTGGGCAAGTTCCGGACTACACCGGCGCCGCGCAGCAGCAGGCGGACGCTTCTCGAGCGGCGGTGGACCGTCAAACGCAACAGAATCGCCCGGGCATCAGTACGCCGTTCATGCAGCAGACATGGACGGTGGGGCCAGACGGCACGCCACAGCTTTCAACGGGCTTTGCCGGTGGCTTGGGCGCTGGCGTCAGCGCTGCGACAGACCAGGCGGGCCAGGCGCTCTCGAGGGGCCTAGACCCTTCCCTCTTCTCCCCGGTGATGTCGGGCAACGCGGCCAGAGACCAGGCCATTCAGGGCGCCTTCGATCAGTCGATGTCGCGGCTAAACCCCATGCTAGAGCAGCGCGAGACGCAGCTGCGCGCGCGGCTCGCGAACCAGGGCCTCTCTCCCAACTCCCAGGCGTACCGGACGGCGAGCGGCGCCTTTGGGAGAGACCGAAACGATGCCATCCAGAGCGCACTCGCCTCCGCCATCGGTCAAGGTACGGCCGCGGGGGAGTCCGCGCTCCGCGGCAACATCGCTGGCTCGCAGGCGAACATCGCGAATGCGCTGACGCAACGAAACGCGCCGATTCAGTCGCTGGGTGCACTTCAGGGCCTCATGTCCACCCCGCAGTTTGCGCAAGCGGGGGCGGCGGACCCTGGGCAATTCCTGAATGCCCTGATGGCGCAAGGCAACTTCAACCTTCAGAACGCGCAGCAGCAGGGCCAGGCGTGGGGTAGTGGCTTGTCGGGGCTTCTCAGTGGCCTCGGCGGCTTCGCAATGCTTTCCGACGAGCGCCTCAAGACCAACATCGTCCGAGACTCCGTCGAGGCCCTTCCGGGTGTGCGGTTCGCTACATGGGAATGGAAGGGCACGCCCGGGCGACGCTACCTTGGCGTCATCGCGCAGGACGTCGAAAAGGTGCGGCCCGATTTGGTCTACGTGGGTCCAGACGGGTTTAGGCGCGTGGATTACAGCTTTCTTTGGGGTGACGCATGAACGTGCCCGGAACGGGACAGCTCGACCTGCTGGCTGGGCTTTCGCCTGAAGAGAAGCGACGAATGATTAGCGACATACTCAGGCTTGGCCAGTCAGAGACGGCCGACGAACTGTCACAGCAAGAAATCCAGCGCGCGATGTCGGGAACGTTCGAGCCAGGAGCAGCGTACGGCATCGCGGGAGGCTTGGGCCAAGGGCTCGGCTCGGCGATGTCTAAAATCGCCGCAGGGATTGTTGGGAGCAGAGAGCGAGACGCTATGGCCAAGCGCGCGGCCGCGCGGCAGCCGATTCTCGAGGCGCTGGGAATGACACTAGGTCGCGACGCAACGCCAGGCCCAACCCCAGGCTCAACCCCAGGTCCCGAGTCAGACCCGCTCTATTACATAAGGCGCTAAGCCATGGACGAGCTCCTCACCGACGACGAGAAGCGACAGGCGATGCTGCAGGCGCTGGGCGCGCAGAGACAGCAGCGGCTCGGCCAAATCATGCAGCTGGCTGGCGGTAGGACTTTGCCCAGGTTGGGCGAGAGTCTCATGGCTGGCGGGCTTGAGCAGGCGAAGATGCTGGAGCGCACAGCCCAGAGAAGGGAAGAGGCCAAGATGCGCGCCGAGGCGATGGCGGCCGCGGCGGAGGAGCGACGCATCGACAATGAGCGCGCCGAACGCATTTTCGAGTGGAACAAGACGCATCCGACAATGCAGTTTGCTGACCTTCAGGGCATGGGACTTGTTGGACTCAATACGAGAGATCCCAACGCACCGCCAGTGCCTGTCGGTGGCGGCGCAGCGCCGCCTGCGGGTGGTGCTGCGCCACAGCCGCCTCCTGCCGCGGCGGGCTCGCCTCCGTCCGCTCGTGCGGCGCCGCCGCTTCGCAAGTCGAAAGACTTGGGCAGACCAGAGAAGGAGGAGCTGCAGGCGGCGGCCGAGGGCGTCGCGGGCATCTCCCGGCTCGCCGAGACATTCAGGGACGAATACGCCGGTGGTGGTGCGCTCAAGGGCTCTGTGGACGAGCTCGCCGACCGCTACGGCGGCGGCGGCGGCGTCATGGGCGAAGTCGTGGGCGCCATCACGGGCCAAGACCCCGAGGCCATCAAGGAGAGATCGGAATGGTGGCGAACGTACGAAGGACTAATCAACCTGCCCGAGCGAAACAGAATCTTTGGGGCATCTCTCTCCGAGGGCGAGCGCAAGTCATGGGAGCAAGCGAGGAAGGTGGCGCGAGGTTCTGACCATCAAAAGGCGCGCGAAGCACTCTTGTGGCTTCAAGCAAAGGCCGAAGAGAAGCTCGCGGGCCTTCGTGAGTCTGCAATTGCGGAGGGAGCGGAACCCTCCGCCGTAAGCGCCCTCACGCGGACGGCTCCCATGCCAACTAGCGCGCCATCGCCGTCAGGGCAAAAGACACCTGCGCCAGTTGAGTCCCTCAAGGCCAGGCAGATTGAGGCCATCGCGAAGCTCAAAGCCTCTGGCATAACCGACACGAAAGCCATTCGCGGCCAGCTCGAGAAGTTGGGGCTCGTCTCAGGGGCTGGTCCATGAGTGACGCACTGGATGCGCTCATCGACGAGACGCCTCCGCGAGCGGGGGATGAGCTCGACGCGCTCATCGCATCCACGCCTACGCCAAAGGGGCGTGGCAGGGCCAAGTTGCCGGCCGTCGGCGTCGGCGAGGCGTTGCAGCAAGGAGCTGGACAAGGCGTCTATGGCCTAGGCGATGAACTCGGCGCGGGCCTTCAGGGATGGCTGAAGTTTTTCGGCAATCTCGGCAAGGGTCCCAAGGAGGCGATGCGGCTCGCCGAGAGAACGGAGCTGCAAGCGCTCGGCGAGAATCGAGCGCTGCGAGACGCTGCGCGTACGCAGCATCCCGGCGCGTATTACCCAGCGATGATTGCCTCTGCTGTCGCAACGCCTGGGCCCAAGGGACTTAGGGAAGCAGCGTTTCTGCCCCGCCTCCTTTCGTCGGCCGGCGCTGGCTTTGTGCAAGGCGGTCTCTTCGGCGCTGGCGCATCCGACGCCCCCACGGAGGCCGGTCGCCTTAAGGACGCCGCACTGCCCGCCATCTTTGGCGGTGGAGTGGGTGGCCTCTTTACGGCGTTGGGCGCCCCTTTTCGCGCCGCTGCGCGGGGTCTCATAAAGCCTGGCCAGGCCGCGGGGGCACTCCAAAAGCTTGGCGTCGATGATTTGACGCTTGGGCAGATGGCGCCACAGAGCGCGCTCGGCAGCGTCGAGGCGGCGGCCGCAGAAACACCAAGTCTTCTGGGCACCGGCCTTCGCGCGCAAAGAGAGGGCGGCCTGGACTCCTGGCGCACAGCTGTATTGAACGCCATCCGCGCACCAGGAAAGGAGCGCCTGCAGCCAGGCACCATCCCAGAGCGCATTGCTGAGGCGCAGCGGGGCTTCGATGACATCTATGGCGCCATTAAGGCCGAACCTATTCCGGCCGAGATGGGTGGCGTCAGCATGCGTAAGGCAATGTCTGACGTGTTTCGTGAAATAACGGATGACCCATTGACATATGCGTCACAGACCGCGCGGGACGACGTGAGCAAGTATTTACAGAACCAAGCCACCATCCTGGACAAGGTGCCCATCAGTCCTTGGCCCTCATCGCCGCTGTTGCCAGGTGGCGTCGTGTCCGGAGCGCGAGCATTGCCCGCTACGGGGGCGCAAGCGGCAGCAATGGTGCCGGCGGCGCAAAGCGCGCTAGCGCGTCAGGGCCTCGTCGTTCCGCCAAACCAAATCATTCCGCCCCTGCGCGGTTCAATTCCGGCAGAGGCCGTGATGAAGGCGCGAGAAGGCATCCGCGCCGCGAGGCGAGAAGTGCTGTCAGGGAAGAATCCCGACTATACCGCCGCGAAGTTTTTCGGTAGTGCCGAGGAGCCTTTGACGGAAGCGCTCGGGCGCTTTCTGCCTGAGGGCGCCGGTAAGGCGTTAAGGAAGGCTGATGAACAATATCGCAAACTGAAAGTGGTCGAAGACGCTGTTCGAAGCGCCGGCGATTCGCCTCAAGGACTTTTGCCACATCAGCTGTCCAGCGCAGTCAGGGCGGCTGAGGAACGCAGCAGCTACGCGCGCGGTGGCGGCGGTGACTTGCGACAGTTGGCCGGGCTAGGGCGCGAAGTCTTCGAAGCCAAGACGCGCGGCACTGGCGCCCGTCTCTTGGGCTCGATTCCCATCGTAGACAAGCTGGTCCAAGGCGGCGTCTATTTGGCCAACGCGAACCCAACCCTAAGGCGTCTCGCGCTAGGACAGACGTGGCCACAGCGCATCGCTCAGGGCGCTGGCGGGTTGGCTAACCAGCTTAGGCTGGACGACGCCGCGGCCAAGGCCATGAAGCTGCTTCCCATCGACGCGCTGTTGGCGCAAAGAAGACGACGGGTCATCCAAGACGCGTTGTCAGAGGAGGCCAACAATGTCCCGTAACCCAGCCGGCGACTACTCGCTCCCCGCGGGCAACCCCGTAACGACGGGCACCGTCATCAACTCCACGGTGTACAACAACACGATGTCGGACATCGCGGATGAAATTACCAACAGCCTGGACCGCACTGGCAACGGCGGGATGCAGGCGCCGCTCGGTTTGACGAATGGCTCCATCGTCGCGCCCTCCCTCACCTTCAACACCGAATCCGCAACGGGCCTCTACCGGCAAGGCAGCGGGGACATTCGCTTCAGTGTGGCCGGCACTCAAGTCCAGCGCTGGACGCCTACGGGCACGGTGTTTCCGGCTGGCGCCACACTGACTCAAACCGTCGCCGACTCGACGGCACTCGACGTCACAGGCAACGGCACCGGCCCCGGCGTGGACGCCACCGGCGGGAGCTCGAATGGCACCGGTGTCGTGGGCACCGGTGGCGTGACGAACGGAATCGGGGTCGATGGCCAGGGCACCGGGAGCGGCGCCGGTGTCCGAGGCACGGGCGGTGCCACCGGGGTCGGCGTCCAGGGAGTTGGTGGCGCCACGTCTGGCGCAGGCGTCACCGGAACGGCCGCCGCCGGGAACAGCTCGGGCGTTGTCGGGACGGGCATCGGGACCGGAGCTGGGGTTTCGGGCACTGGCGGAACATCCCCTGGCGCATCAGGAGTCGAGGGCATCGGCGCAGGTGCGTCCGGGACTGGCGTCATCGGCACGGGAGCGGGCACTGGCGAGGGCGGCGAGTTTCAGGGTGGCCCGACGGCAGGCAACGGCGTCGAGGGCGTCGGTGGCTCGGGTGGAATCGGCGTGCTCGGCACGGGCGGCGGCAACGGCGTCGGTGTGCAGGGCATGGGCGGCAGCGGCAACGGTGATGGGGTCAAGGGCTACGGCGGAGGCACCGGCACCTCGGGCGTGTATGGCGAAGGCGGAAGCAACGGAGCTGGTGTCTGGGGGGTGGGCGGCACCGGCAACACGACTGGTGTCAGGGGCATTGCCGGAGGCTCTGGGGTGGGCGGCAATTTCACCGCGACCAGCGGGAACGCCGTCACCGCGACTTCCACGAGCGGCAAGGGCGTCGTCGCGATTGCCTCCGGCGCAAACAGTGGCGTCGAGGGCTACAGCAACGGCGGCGATGGCGTGCTCGGCACTGCGTCCTCGGGCGGCGGCGCCGGCGTGCGCGGGGTCGCCGGGACCGGGAGTTATGCCGTCTTCGCGGACAACACCGGCGTCGGCGATGCGGTGGGCGCGCGTTCGGCGAACGGCTGCGCGGGCGTCTTCGAGGCGACGAACAACATCCGCGGGACCATCTACCTCGCTCAGGTGACGGCGGACCCAAGCTCTCCACAGAACGGAGACATCTGGATTCGCTCCGACACGAATCAATTCTGCGTTCGGATCGCCGGGACTACGCGAAGGGCCGCTCTCTTATAGCGAGGAACCTCGATGCCATTCCTAGACGGTGAATTCGACATCGCGGGGCCGAAAAGCGATTTGACCGCGCCCACGAATGCCACGACCGAACTCAAGGCCGAGGACTGGAACCAAGTCAGAGACGGCATGCACGAGATTCGCACCGTCGTGAATACCGTCGATGACATCGAGACGGACGTCGCGGCGGCCCAAACTGATGCCACCGCGGCCCTCGCAGCAGCGACAGCGGCCCAAACAGACGCCACGTCAGCGCTCGCCAGTGCGGCCACGGCGCAAGCTACAGCGACGTCTGCCGCCTCGGCCGCGAGCGCAGCACAGACTGATGCGACAAGCGCGCTTTCGGATGCTGCGGCCGCGCAGGCGGATGCAGATGCTGCGCAAGCGGATGCCGCGACTGCCCTCTTGACGGCAAATACGGCGAACACGGCGGCGAGCGCTGCGAGTTCGGCCGCCGCCGCGGCTCAAGCGGATGCGGCGGCCGCGCTCTCGAGCGCCGCAGCGGCGCAGGCAGACGCCGCGAGCGCGCTTTTGGCGGCGGCAGATGCCGAAACAGCGGCTGACAACGCTACTGAACTGGCGTTCGCTACGTTCTTCGGCACCGGCCACGACGGTGACGTCGTCATGGGGGCGTCCGGCCTTACGCAGTTGGATAGGGATTACTATTACAACAGCCTCTCGTGGCCAGCGGCATCGACGGCACAAATAGACAGCAACAACTACCGCATCTTTGTCAAAGCCACTCTGGACCTAACCAACGCGCCAGTTGGCGGAATCAAGTGTAACGGCGTCAACGGCAACAACGGCACGAACGCGAGCGCCGGGTCTGGAGGCACCGCTCGCGGGGGCGCCATCTTCGCGACCGCGGGCGCAGGCGTCGCCGGCGCCACGGGCGGAACAGCAAACGGCAACAACGGAGGCGCGGCCGCAAACCTGGCCACCCCTGCTGGCGGCGGACGACCAAGCGCCAGCGCGTTCAATGGCAACGGCGGTGCCGGCAATGGTGGAGCTACGAGTGGAGGCACGGGCGGCACAAGCAATGCGACGACCTCCTCGATGGCAATCGGTTACGCGACGACGCTGCCGCAGATTGGCAGCGGCGGGACTGTGCAATCGCTTGGAGGGGGCAACGGCGCTCCGGGTGGCGGCGGAGGGGGTGGCGACGGAACCGCCGGCGCTGGAGGAGGCGGCGGCGGTGGCGGCGGAGGGTGTCTTGCTGTTTACGCGCGGACTCTCATCACGGGCGCGAGCACGCCCGCTGCCGCGATTTGTGCCCTCGGTGGCAACGGGGGAACAGGCGGGACCCCTTTGGCCGGAAACAGAGGCGGCGGAGGGGGTGGATCCGGCGGCGCGGGCGGCCTTGTGTATTGCGTCGTGGGCGAAAGGAGCGGCGCTGCTGTCACGGGCCTTCTGGCAGCGGATTCGGGCGCCGGCGGCGCAGCGGGTAACGGCACGGGCACGGGCACCGGTGGCAACGGCGGCGGGACAATGCAGGGAGGCCGCGTCACGCTGTTTCGCGTCGACACCCAGACCTTCTCAATGGTCGTGCCGTCCGGCGGCACGCTAACCGGTGGCACTGCCAGCGGCACGACGGGCGGCACCGGCGCCGCGGCGAGCCAGGCAAGGATTACGCTATGAGCTTTCTTGTCACCAAAGAGAACGGCGGCATGGCGTCATTTCACGCCGGCCGCCGTTCTCCGTTCCGGGAGTCGTTTCAGGTCCTACTGCACAACCCAGGACGCGTGTCCTGCAGGGCAGCGGTACTCGTACAGTAGTTTCCCCCAGGCGCTTCTTGTTTGGCCGGTCCATATCATCATCATGTCGTCGAGCGGGCACGTGACGCTTCCGAATGCGAGTGCCACTGCTACCGCGAGCGCTGCAATTGCTTTCAGCATTGTGCGTTTCTCCTGTTGTTGAACGTGTTGGGTTGGACTTCGGTCAGTAGTCATCGGTCGCATCCTTTGCCGCTACGCGCAGGTGCACCACATTCTCCCCGATGCGGTTCGCCTCGCGCTCGAGCGCGTCACCTCGCGCGAAGTCGCCCGTCTTATAGGCCGCGACCGACTGCTTGCGGAGCTCCCACTCATCCAATTGGCCAGCGTCGGCGATCTGTTTCGCGTCCTGGCGCAGCTCGTTGAGGCCAGATTGGCGCTTCATCTCCTTCGCCCACATGGCCAATTCGCGGCGCAAGTCCTCGTCGTCGGATGCGCGAAAGGATTCTGGGCGCGCGACGCCGTTCTCGTCGAGGCCCCAGGCCAAGTCACTGCAGCGCGTGCAGAGTGATGACCACCGGTGGCCTGGCCCGGATGCGTGGCGGCCGCAGTTCCACTTGCAGGGCTTCGCGATGGTGTTCGTCTTCTTTCCAAACAGGGTTGCGAACATGGACTTCTCCTTGGTGTGGGTACACGGGTGACGTTCCTGGATCTCGCCAGGTGCTACGGGTTAGGGGTTTGAGTGGGGCTAGGGCGCTTCGCCCTCCGCCTTGGCGATGGCGGCGCAAGCCATGTCGTAGGCTGGCTCAATCTTCGCCCCGACGCCGAGCACTTCGACGCCGGCGACGAGCAGCGTCAGCGCCGTGAGCAGCTCCGGCGCGGCGGACGCGAGGCGCGCGTCCTCGCGTCGGTCCATGACGCCGATCAGGCGTCCATCGGTGCCAGGTTCCTCCGCATAGACGGTCCGCCCAACCTTGCGGCCCACGCGCCAGGGCCCTGGTGTGTGCTTACTCATGGGTGCCCTCGGCTTTCGCGATGACGGCTCCAACCTCGTCGCACTTCTGGACGTGTTCGATGCCGTTGTCCTCGTCTGGGACGCAATAGGTGCCGCACAGATCGCGGCGCGCGCCCCTTAGCTCCTCGAGCAATACCCCTTCGCTCGCCCGCGCGCGGCGGACTTCCTCGACGAGCATCTGGAGGAAGCGGCCCTGTCGTTGCCGGGCCTGCTCGATGACGTCCTCAATCTCCGCGTCGTGAATGCGGCTCATTGGGCCACCACCCACATCCGATGGCCGTAGAGGCACTTGTACTCTTTGAGCGTCTTCGCCAACTCGTACTCGACGCGGCCCGTCCACGCCATCGAACTGTCATCGATGGGGCACCGCGGCTGTCCGAAGGCGATTGCGGCGATGACGGCCAGCCCTGCGAGAGCGCGCCTCATGCGCCCCCCTGTGCAACTTCGGAGTCGGGCTGGAGCTCGCCAGTGTCAGGGTCGAATTCGTCGGCCTCGGGCTCGGATTCAGGCGGAGGGGCGGTTTCCGCGATCTTTCCGGCGGTCTTCTTGAGGCGAATGGTCGCCAGCACGACGCCAATCTGGCACTCGACGTCGATGTCGCGTTCGATGTCAGGCGAACCGAGGATGCGGATTCCGTCCACCATCTGACCGCCGATCCCCCTCACCTTGCGAACGTGCATCGTCACACGCTTGCCAATCCAGTCGGCGACCCGCTTGCCCCACATCCCCTTGAGGCATTCTCCGTTCGTCTTGTTCAGGATGAGCTGCATCTCGCGCTCCCGAAACGCCATGACGACTTTCCACTTCATGGCGCCGGGAACATCGGGGTCGGGCATCTTCTCCATCTCAACTGCAGAGATGGTTAGCGTCACCGCCTTGCCCTTAAAAAGGCCGCTCTTCAGGAAGCGCCCAGGAAAAAGCTCGTCGTACGACTGCGGAACCTTCGTCTCTCTCTTCTCCTTCGTGCTCACGCTGCTTCCTCCACTCCTTCGAGTCCAAGTGCCGACAGGTCGCCGTCGTCATCCTCCGGCGCGTCCCATGTCGGCAGCTCCAGTGTGATGGGCCGATCCGCATAGCCGCGCCAATCGTTCGTCTGCTGGCAGCGATGGAGTTGGTCCAGGCACGTGCGAAACCTGCTCTCCCCGCGCAGCAACTGCGCCTCCGTGAGAATGTAGGGCTGGGAGATGTGCGGCTCGTCACTCTCGACAGCGACCAGCACGCAAGGCAGGTCCTTACGCGTCAGCGTACGGTAGCCATGGCGGTAAAACGCAGACTGGCTCGTGTACAGATATCGAGAAGCGGACTTGCCGAATTCGGTTGGGCTTCCGTCCTTCGTCGTCTTCAGGTCCACCAGCGCGTCCGCGCCGACGTCCGGGCGACCCTTGCATAGGATGCGGTAGCCAGGCTCGCCATCCGGTCCAGGAGGCGCCTCGTACCACCAGACGAGGGTGACTTCGGCTTGGCCACCGCGCAGGTACGCCGCGCAAAGCTCGTCGCGCGTAGCAGCCTCCGCCATCGCCTTGCTCTTGCGATGCATTTTTTCGGTGAGAATCTCGAGGCCCTCTGCCTCGCATTTCCTGGAAAACGCCTTCCAGTCGTTCCCTGTGCGTCGCTCGCCGTCCCAGATCGCGAACCTGCGGAAGAACTGGTCCGGCTCGAATGCGAGCACGTGCGTTGCACTGCCGATGCGCATCGGGTCGGTTACTTTCTTTTTTCGCTTGAGCTCGGCGCGGTAGTGCGCCGGCGAGCGCAGAATCTCTTTGAGCGTGCTCCAGTTGACCGCGTCGATCCGCTCGTAATCGGCTCGAGAAATGCCGGGGTAAATGCCAGGGGTGTTGGGAATCATCAGACTTCTCCTCTCAGTACGGCGCGAACGGCACTGACGAAACCGGGGTACACGTTCTCGGTCGGCGAATACCTGTCGACCCACGTCTGCCGCCAGATGCGCGCCCTGCCGTCAGCCTCGATGGCGATGTGGCCATACAGGGTGTCTTCATTGGACAGCTGATGCAGGACAGTCCCGCCCTCGAGCTTGATTTCGTAGCGTTCCACACTCATTTCGCCCTCCGAACCATCGCTAGTGCTGCGTTTAGGCATTTCGCGTTCGTCCACATGCACTCCTCAATCTCGTCGCGCAACTCAGAGGCGGCGGCGCCAGGACGGTGTGCCATCGCCAAAAGCTTCTCGAGCCGCACCCGCACCAAGTCCAATTCGACCATGAGGTTCAAAGGCTCGCCGTTCAGCCTGACATCGCGCCTCGACTCACACTCGATGCTGCACGTCACAAACCCCGCACCCTCTCCTGGAATCGGGATGCCGCACACTTCGCAGCGCGGAAACCTTGGAGGCGGTTTCGTTGGGTCGCTCATCGCGCCGCACCCTGCGACAGAACGAATGCCCGCACCTTGGCCAGGTACGCCCGCGCCCTGACGGGGGATGCGCCAAGGTCCAGCGCGAGGCGGACGTAGTTCTCGAGAAGCGACTGCACTTCCCACAGCGAATCCATCGTCTCGAGGCGCTGGCGCTTGGCGATGGAGCTGCGCCCCGTGCACTCGGTGCACTCGTAGACGTCCATCACCTGGCCTTCCACGCGGAGCTCGTCCAGGTCCTCTTGGGTGGCCTCGTATCCGCATTCGCATGTCGTCATTGCGTCCTCCGACCTGACCGAGACAGTATAACCGTTTTTCGGTTACAGTCAAGACACGTGCTTGTTGTTGTACTAGGGTAGCGGGCGCGTTAGGAGTGCCCGTCAGATGGCGCCAGAGCCAATGTGGGATGTGGCGCACACGGCTCGGCCGTGGAAATAAGGAGGGGATGCGTCGATGTCGAAGGCGGGTAAGGGTAAGTCGCGGACTGTCAACTCAGTGCTGCCGCCTAAGGGCCGATGGGGTGAATCGGGCATGAGCGCGCGCGAAGACGAAGACGGGCCGGTCCTGCCGCATAAGGACCCGCGCCTAAAAAACAGGAACGTGACGGTGACGCTCCCCAATTGGCTCTGGGACGCGCTGGACGAGATTATGAACGCCACGAACGCGACAATTGAGGAGGAGGAGGACCATTACAGTCGCAACCAAGTCATCAAGTATTTCCTCGAGAATCGCGTTAAGGCATGGCGCCTCGAGCAGGCGCCGAAGCAGGCCTCCACAAAGGAGCCCGGACCAAAGGCCGGGCTACCCAGAAAATCGTGATGCAGCCGCGAAACGAGCAAGTAGCGCGCATGCCATCGGACCGTGGACTTGTCCCGTGGTGCTATTGCAACGCCGTTTCCGTTGCCATATTCGGTGCCACCTGCCGCCCATGGCCCCAGGCTAGGGAGCGGTTACCCGTCACCACTGGTCTTGAGGGACCAGGGAAGGAGCAGCGCAGTGAATCAGCGGGACGTACGTCCGAAAGTCGCAGCGCCGGGTGCGAGAGGAAGCGGGCACCCGCTCCCGCTGCTCTCCCCGGTTTCCATCGCCTGGACTCGCCTCCGCGGCGAGCGGCGTGCTCTCCCTGGCACGGAAGCAGGGGGGCTCATCTCCATGGGTGATGGGCGCTGGTTTTTAGGGCCCGGTCTCTACCGCATAACGAGCGGCGTGCTCATCGAGCAGACGGACCTAAGCGATGAGCAGATGCGCGACGTCATCCAACCGGCCGCTGCGAGCGCGCCCGACTCGGATGAGCGCGAGGCTGCGCGCGTGCGTACGGCCCAGATGGTCGAGACCTACCGCGCAAAGTTGGGCGAGCCACCCAGCGGCATTCCGTCCGCAATGGGTGCGTGGCTCACCGAATTCAGCGAGGACGTGGTGCGAGAGGCCATCATCGAGACGGCGGCCGCCATTGTTCCGCACTCCTTGCAAACCATCGAGGAGCGCTACCAGTTTTTACGTTCCGCGCTCGGACATCGTCGCAGTCGGGCCCGGCGCAGGCCGCCGCAGACAGAAAAACCCTAGGTAATGGGTCGGGAAGTTCGAGCCGAGCGGGAGTGGTGCGTGCGGTGAGTGCGAAGTGAGACTGTGCAAAACGAAAGTGAAGGTCCGCAATGATGGAAGCGGCAGCGAGCGAGGAGCGACGGAACAAGTCACCGTTTTGGGGTGTGCCAGAGGCCGCCGACTACTTGGGGATGAAGCCCGATTGGGTGTATCGGCGCGCGGAG